TGCCATGATATTATATATCCCTCTTTTAAGATGTGCCTGTCAAGAACGTCCTTAAAACAGTTGTGCCATCCGAGGCATATATAAACGTTTTAGTCGTACATTCTAAAGATACACCTGGGAATCTCCATTTAGTTACATTCGCATCACCAAATGTAAATTCATTACTTGCTGTAGCACTAGATTTTTGAGCGTTATAACCAATTAGAGTGTTATTAGTACCAGTTGTACCATCATGACCAGCTTGCATGCCAAGATAAGTTGAAGTATTTGCTGTACCACCATTAACTCCAGGACCAGCATTATAACCAACTGCTACGTTATGACTACCTGAAGTAAAATAATAACCAGCAAATTTACCAACAGCAACATTATTAATTGAGGATGATACATCATATAGAGATTGATATCCAATTGCTACATGACCATCACCAGATGTTAGTGATCCACCACCCAATGCCTCAGCACCAATTGCTGTAATGTGTCTTGCATCATTATTATAGCCTGCAAGATAACCAATTGCAACGTTATTTAATTGTCCATCATTATCGTTGTCTTGATCTGAAGTAGAACCAGCATGCCAACCAATAAGAACTGATCTTGCAGGAAGGTTATCATTGGTTGGATTTACTAATTCTGGATGATGGCCCATAATAATAGTAGTAGAACTATCTTCTAAGGCATCATACCCTGGTATTGGAGAAGCATTACCTCCAACACCAGCAGTTATAATACCGCTTACAGCACCAAGTGAATCAATGCCACCAGCAATATCAATTGTACCTGAACCACCAAGAGAAATTGTTACTGAGTTAACAGTGATAGAACTATTTGCAAGTTTACTATTCACAATTCCTGCTGTGGCAGAAATATGACTATCGTCAATTTGTATTCCAGTAATATTTCCAGTTCCATCACGACCAAGTACTCGATTAGCATCGATTGAAATCGCACCAGCACCACTAGTTCCAGATTTACCAAGAACACTATTATCAGAAAGCGTAGTACCTGCAATATCACTAGTTCCAGAACGACCAAGGAAAGAATTAGCCGCTAATGTTATATCTGCTGGATTACCAGCTCCATTTGTGGCTTTACCAATTACAGAGTACCCTGCTGAGTTTCTTAATTTAGCATTAGTAACAGCATCATCTTGAATCATGGCTGTTGTTACATCATTAGCCTCACCTTTTCTTACAACTTTCTTTAAATCAGTTGCAACACCAATTTGCCAATTACTATCACCTTCATCCCAAACTAAGCGAGCATCTCCCGCTGCATGGGTGCCACGATTTATATCAATGCCGCCGTCTTCTGTTGGATCTGCTCCAGCATAATTAGTATTTAATTCTATAATATTATCATCAACAGTAATTGTTTCGCTATGTACGGTTGTAGTTGTACCTCTAACTCGTAGATTGCCTTCAACTGTAACTGAAGAATCAGCAATGATAAGAGCAGTTGATCCAGCATCACCTGCACTAATTTTTAAATCGCTATCTTTATATCTTTCAAATTTACCAAACGTAGTACCTACAGTTGAACCAAATCCACTATGTAAAGTAATGTCACCAGTATTAGTACCAATTCTATTTGCATCTAATGTAAGTCCACCAATGTGAGTGGAATCATGCATTGCTTGTACAGAATCTCTTAAACTATTAATCGAAGCAACTACTGAAGAACGTTCAATAGGATCTTGTAAATTTGCAAGACTGCCTACATTTCCTTCAGTAAGACCAGCTGCAGCCTTAATTTGTGTAATTTGCCCTTGAAGATCATTAATAGCGGGTACAATACCAGATTTATCACTAATGCTATCATCAAATGTAGAAATATCTCCACTATAAGTTTGCGTAGCTTGATTATATGCACCAACTGTATTAATTCCAGTGCCAATTACGTGTAAAAGGAAAGTTTGGTTAGAGTCTAATTCTCGTGCTTTACCATCGTCAGAGTCTCTATCTTGCATCAGCTGATTCATAACAGCAGCTGCTGAATCTCTATCTTGATTTAGTTGTTGAATATTTGTTTCATCAGAATCACGATCCAACATTAACTGATTCATAACAGCAGCTGCTGAATCTCTATCTTGATTTAGTTGTTGAATATTTGTTTCGTCAGAGTCTCGGTCTAACATTAACTGATTCATAGAAGCAGCAGCTGAATCACGATCGCTATTTAATTCCATAATGTTTGTTTCATCAGAATCACGATCAGCTTTGAGTGTTTCTACTGAATCTTCTAATTCATTAATAGCACCTTTTAAAGTTTGAGCATCTGTATTAAGAGCTAAACTATAATCGCCGATTGAATCATATAAAGCATTTAATACTTGAACAACATCACTATCTAAAGGAACACCAGCATCAAGATTATCTAAATCTCCGACATGAGTACCCATAGTATTAATTTTGCTAACCATATTAGCAAAGGTATCTGTCGTAAGAACTATTTGTTTTCTAGCCATGTGTTTTACCTACAATTTTTCCAATAGTGCCTTAAGCATATCTTTAATTTCACTGACATCTTGCTTAAGATTTTCTACATCTTTCTTTGTTTCTTGTTCATGCTCTAATTGTTTTAATCTTTCAGCACGTGCCTGTTTCTTCTTAGCACTATTTATATAGCTAAACACGCCTGTATTTTCATCTTTTACCAAGTCTGGTCGACCTTCAATTTTTTTAACCATATCAATCTAATAAAATTATCGCTCTCAAATCTCTTAGTGTTGGGTAATATAACATATTACTTGTATTCATTGTGATTTTAAACTGGAATTGTTCAAATTCTTGAGTAAGACCATTATCTCCACCAATTGTATATTCATAATCTCTGTAAATTCCAGGATTTTCATCAGATGGAGGAGAATTGTCAGCAGCAACATAAACCCAAGATTTTTCTCTTATATTTTCATCGCTTGTGCCAACTCTATAATAAACATCAAAGTTAGCCACATTAGGTCTATTTGCTCCAATAAGAAGTTTAATACCAACTGCTGGTTCTTCAACTGGGAATATAGAAGTAATGTGTTTTGCTAATATAGTACCACCTGAAGGACTTGTTTCAGCAACAGGATATGCTACCATATTTTGACCATTTGTACTATTTACAGTTAAGCTTGGATTGTCAATTGCTGGGTACATTAAAGCAACGTTTGCTCTTTGCATATCAATAAATGGCATTACATCTCTTGCATCATCAGTACTTAAATATAATCCAATTTCAAATGATTTATTATCATTAATAGATGCACCTGTAGTATGAGCAGCTTCAACCGAAGAGTTTCCGATTACTCGAGGAACATCTCTCCATCTATTTGTTTTATTTAATTTTACTTGAGCATAAGTAGCATCTCTATCGTATGCACCAGATTCTGAGTTAAAAATATTCTTTTGAGCAGAAAATCCTTTGACACCAGCAAATACTTGTGTACCATTTACATTTGCAGTATCTAAGTTTGGAACAAAGTGCGTGTAAATATAGTTTTGTTCTACTTCTACACCATCACCACCACCAGTTTCTCCAGCTAATGTAGTATTTGACGCACCTGTTCCAGCTACAATATAATAGCCTTTCCAATCTCGAGCCGCTACATTGCCAGACCCTGATTTAATAGTTCTTACACCATTAATGTTATCTTTATGAATACCACCAATATAATTAGTGCCACCTAAACCAACAACACCAGAAATATTTACAGTATCACCTTCTAAAAACCCATGATTTGGATGTTTTACATAAAAGGTAGTTGTTCCATCGGTTTTAATAGGATTCGAAGCAAGTATTCTATTTGGTACCGCTTTATTTTGAAGTTTAATATTTACAAGTTCATTTGCGGTTATACTTGGATGATTAACCCATGTGGCTTTCTTTACTCTAAATTTGAGATCTTGCTCTTGAACTTCTGACCAAGTAACACCGTTTTGTGAATAAAATACAGAACCAGTTACTGGATTTTTATCTACAAGTTTTTCAGTAGATCCAAGAATGTGTTGATAGATTTCTGAATAGTGTATTTTATATTTAGATGTATTTGTTTCAACTGCAAAAGCATAAAATCTAAAAGCATCGAGATAAACTGGATGAGAAAATTTAAAATTAGTAGGAGTTTGTCCTGTAGAATCTACATTAATATCTGACCAATTTTTTTCAGCTTTAGCTAAATATGTATATGGAGAAGGTCTTCCACTTTCCATAGGTCTCAATGTAAGATAAACTGGTAAATCAGTAGTATCTGATTTTTCAGAGAAATAAATGTCGATACTTGTTACAAATATTCCTCTGTCTCTATCGACATAAAAGGATTGAGCTACTCGGCTAGTATTTTGTGTGCTAATCGGTGTTTCTACCATAATATTCTCCTATTAAAATAACCAACCAAATAGAGTTTCAAAGAACCCTTTATTTTCTTTTTGCGTACCGAATTGTGAAGATCCAGAAGATGGAGGTAACAATGAACCTGGATCATTAAATGCCGAACTAATAAAATCATCATTATCGCTTGGCGTATAGCAAACATTACTTGTAATTGGAACAGATTCATTTTTATCATTATTGTTATTAATAACTACTGGAGTTGGATCATCTCTACTTGCTGGAGCTGTAGTAGTTGTAGTACTAGTATTAGATGTATTAGTCCAGTTATTATCGTTCGATGAATTAGAACCACTACTACCAGAATTAATAATTAATGGAGCTGTATAAGTTTCATTATCACCTTCAATTTTGACATATCTTGTAGATGTATAATTTTTTTGGAATGTTTGTAATGTACCAGCTGCAGTATAATTTGTGATTGCTCGTGAAGTATAATTTTGATTACCAACACCAGTTACGTTCTTTAATTCAAACTTCAATGTTCCACAATGGAAGAAGAAAGATGGTGTAGAAGGAATAAAGAATGAACCTTCACATACACCATTTGCATCAGTTGTTAATTGTGATTTACCATTTGGATGTTCAGTGGCTCCGATTTGTGATGTTCCGTAATCAACATCATTATTGAATTCTGTTTCCCAATCAATAGAACTAAAATCTTCGGCTCTTACCCAATTGTCTACTGACACGTTGTTGAAGAACGCATACATATTTGCATTTGGTTGAAGACCTGTAGCTCTAAATCGAATAAGCTTAGATCTCATAGTTGGAATTGATTCTGATTTTACTAAGACATCTTTATCGAAAGTCTCTGTGACATACGTATCTTCAACAACATTCCAAGATGTCGTAGTAGTTCTACCAGATACTGTTTCAATTTTATTTGTAGTATCACCTACTTGAATCTCTTCGACAGTTTTACCTTTCCAATTCCATTCCCAATCATTCCATTTAAATGAACCATCAGATAATATAGTTGAACCTAAATAATTCACTGTTTTACTGGCTGCATAAGCAGTTTCATACCATGTATCACTTGCAGGAGCTAATTCCATAGTACCAGCAAAAGAGTTTACTTGGAATGGATTTAAGAGGAAGACACCAGAAGTATAATCATTTTCCATATATACTTCTTCTTCATACGTTGGAATAAGATAACCACCCTCTAATACACAATTTAAGCTTCCAGAGTTATTATCATCAGAATCATATAATAAATCAAGAGTACGTTCTACTTTTCTTGGATACACAATACCTGATTGTAAATCAATAGCTGCTCTATGATCTAAGTTTCTAAAATCAGTATAAGCATGTGATGTGAAATTATCAACAACAAATCCAGATCTTGTTCTATCTAATCCGTTTGCATCATAAACTTGGAAATTATCAGCCTTTGCTTCAAGTAAAGTAAGAGTAGTAAGTTCTTCAAGACGAGCTAAACGTTTTTCAAGCAAACCAATTTGACTCATTGTATAACGTTTATGATCAATTCTTTTAATTCTTAAATCTTTTTCATCAAGAGTATTTGAACCCAAATATATTTCAAATAAAGCCATTTCTCCATCTGGAGTAGATGGAGGAGTTGGCCTGTAAGCAGATACACCTTTAATATAATTTAATTGACCATTTTTATCAATAGTAAGTTTATCTGCTCTTGGAACATAATATGATACATTTAAATCTACAACACCAGTTGGTTTTGGTAATTCATTAATAGATCCACCAGTAGAAGTTTCAAATTGACCAGATGCATCCATAGTTGGTCTAAAGTCTAATGCATCGGTGAGACGAATTTGTGTACCATCCTGATATGTATGAACAGGAATATCAGCATAATCTACTTGACCATCATAAGAAGTTTTATCAAAGAAAGTAGATCCACCAGCGTGTTGGAAATGTCTATATCTTACTCTTACACCTGATCCACCAGTAGCACCACCACCAAGAGCAAATTGTCTCATATCATTTGGAGCTGAATCATCAAGATAGATGAGTTTACCATTTGCATAGAAGTTATCTCTACGACCGTCATCTAAAGAGAATTGATTGAAATAGCTTTGATCACTATCATCTGGATCTTCGATATGAGTTACTTCAATAATATCAGCTTTGGCCAAATTAATATAGTTAAGACCAGTTACAGCATCAGATTCAACAAATAAAGTTTCATTTATTTCGGTAACAGTTTTACTTCTACCAGTAACATTTGGTTTACGAACATATGCAGTAATACGAGTATCTTCACCAGTAGTTAAACCTGTCAATCTCGCAGTTTGATTTGAGTTGAGTAATGAAATACCAAATGAAGCATTTAAAGCAGAATCTCTATTACCATATTTGTCTGTTACAGTCCATACGTTTGTATCGACAAATGTTTCTGATCCCGTTGTAGTAATATCGTTATTACCTGCAATAGCATTAATTTCAAACTGACGTTGAACAGTAAGATCAGCATTTGTAATATCTGCTGCACGAGGAATTGGCAATGGATAGATAAGATTATTACGCGATGTGGTACGAGTAAATGGACCATTATTTCTTGAGTTATTATTAATATTAAAGTATTCATCTGTACTGATTCCAATAGAACCAATATCATCAATAGAAGAACCATCATTCAATAATAAATCAAAGACATATATGTGGAATGTGCCATCACCTTGTCTTTCAATATGACGTACATAACAAGTACCAATTTGAGCACCACCAAAATCTGCATTTGGTTTGATAATTTGTTGATCATAACCAGTAGATGTTTGAAGTCTCGGAGCCTGAGCTGGCATAGAATCAGCTTCAAAATAATTACCATAGGGTGTAGCTACAAGTTGATCTTCAAATGTAACTGTATCAATAGCTTTCTTTACGCGAATAGTTGGTTTCGAAGTAAAACGAGTACTTCTAAATCCTTGAACAACTGCAATACCATCTGTGATATTTGCTAAAAGATGAGTATTTTGAGAGTCAGCAGTATATTCTAAACCAAATGGTTTTACAAGATAATCGCCTGAATTTTCGAAAATTCTTTCTGCAACATGAGCAGCAGGAATATTATAGCTATTAGTAATTTTAGAAGAAGATGTAATTACGCCTTGATTTACATACGCTCTAAAGATAAAGTCATCGCCTGCCGCTAAATCTGCTTTATTCACTAATTGTAAACGAATTCTATATCGATCTGCGCCAGGTGCTGTAATATTTGGTTCTGAACCTTGATTATCATATAGATCTGCATCATCATCTGAAGAAACAGTTTCTTCAATTCTTTTAAAACCAATTTCAGCAGTAGGCGTATTAGTATATTTTGAAATGATAATTTCTTGATTATCTGTAAATACAAAAAATCCTTTTGAATAATAAATGGCTCCACCTGCAACGAAACGAGAACCTCGTCCAACTGAAGTAGTTGCTGATTCTACTTGGATATTAGTTAATGATGTAGCCGTCATAGTTTCACCAGGTTCTGCACGAGGTGTAGCAGTCGTATCAGTTCCAGTCCAGTTTTTTGTATTAGTGTATTTGCCATATAATGTAAGAGGATCAGAGCCCGTTGCTTCTACTACTTTATCAACTGTAAATTGAATATTAGAAGTTTGACCAGTATATACTGCACCGACTAAATCTTGTGGAGTTGGAATTGGAATTGCTGTAGTATTAAGTCTAATAAACTCATAGTTATTATCAATTTGTGCAGTACCATCTTTAATAAGAGTATTATCTTCATAAAGATTATTACCCATTCTTTCAATTTGTTTTTGAAGAATAGTTTGAGATTGTGTTAACTCTCGCGCCTGAAGCTTTCTACCGCTATTAAAAAGAATACGATAAAAGTTATCGCTATCAGCATAATCATCCTTATAGGTTGTGCTAAAAGTATTTTTATTGACTAGTTGTACCATGCTTTATCCTATAACGTAATAATAACTTTAACATCGTCTGTGTTACCAGCAGATCTTTGAATTGCGGCTCTATTTTCTATATAAACTATTTCGCCAGTTCTATTATCTATATCGGCATTTGGATAATGACCTGTTGGAGCGAAGTTTGTAATATCTGGATTTTCTATATTATCTGCTATATTAAATGCTCTAAATCCAGTGGCTTCTGTTTGATAATAATATGCTCTATCTCCAACAACGTCACCAATAATTGCTGAGAATCCACCTACTTGTGTAACAACTGGATCTGTCAGACTTGCAAGCTGGGCAATATCAGAAGTGAGACCAGTAAAATATGGCATGATTCGAGCAGTGTCAGATGTAACTAAAGTTCCGCTATTATCTCTTGGATCTTTCATAATACCGACTTGACGGAAATCTCTGTTATTTACTGGAAAATCTGGTTCTGTATCCGCACCTTCTTCTTCACCTTCGATCTTTACATCAAACATAAGAGAAGTAGATCTTAAATCAAATACTGGATTTGCACCTACACCTGAATCATTACCATGAAGTACTGCTCTTGCCGTGGCATCTGTAGTAGCACCACCACCCGAAACAACTACATTAGCATAATCATAATTTCTTCCAAATAATGCTAAACTATCAACACTACCTGGATTGATAAGAGGAGCATCAGCTATTTCAATTTTAGATACTGCACCGCCACTTACAAATGCTGTAGCAGCAGCAATAGGTGTATACGTATTTACTCCAGTACTATCACCATTACCATAAATTGTAACAGTAGGAGCTGAAGTATATCCTGCTCCACCTTCATTTGTAAGCTCAATTCCTAAAATTTGTTTTGGAATCGCAGCATCACGAATACCAGCTTGAACTTGTTGAAGTGCATTTAAACCAACATCACCAGTTTTTACGTATTCAACTGGCATGAAGTTTGCTGATAAGAAAGCAGAAGCTTTAGCACCACCAATAGTATAAAGGTATTTCCAAATATATCCATCAGCCGTTTCGAAATGTTTAGTAGAAGTACCAGTTGGTTGTACAGTTGAAGGGTTAATTGCACCTGTAGCATCACGTGATTGTTTTAAACAAATATAAACTTGTTGTTCATCAGTCATCACATAATATGGATTTTGGTTCGTAGCACCTACGGTTCCAGGTGTTTTATCTCTTGCATCGTCGTATTGAGAATAGTTTGTACCAGATGTCCAGTTAAAACGTGGAACAACAAAAGAAACATCAGTAACTTTTTTGGCAGCCTGCGCGCTAAGTCTAAAGTTTCTTTCATCACGAATACTATTATCTGGTGTGCCAGTAGGAACTGTATCATCATTGTTCCAATCTTCACCACGACCAATAGCAACATAATACGTTGCTAATGAACCTTTAATATCATCATAAATTACTTGTAAAAAGTCTCTTTTAAGTTTATCAGTTACGACTGCAGGCATTTTCTATTTCCTATTATTATGGTGTAATTGTACAACCGTTATTACCAATTATATACCATCTACTATCTGCTCCTCCGCCGTCATTATCCCAAATAGCTTGGAATCCAGCATTTTGTGGCATTGATATACTTGATACTCCGGCGCCAGTTGTGACAGTTAATGTTACGGTTGCTGCACCTTTATTAACAAAAATTCTCATTTCCCCTGTATGATGACCATCATCTAATGTTTGATTATTTGGTGTACTTGCTTTTTCAAAGATGATAAAACCAGATTGAGTATTGATATTTTGAGCAGAGACTGTAATCTCGCCATCACTCTTTAACATCATCTTATCAATCGCAACACAACCATTACCTTTACCTTCGAGATCTAAGTTTGCATTTGCATTAACGCTATGAACATGAATTGATGGGTTATTTGCGTTTGAAATTGCGATATAACTTGCTGTACCACCTCTATCAAGTTCAAGAATTGGATTGCCAAGACTATCAGCAATTTCTTGTTGAATGATTGGTCGGTACATTGTTTTATTTGATAGCGTTTGTGCTTGAGCATTAAAAGTAAACGTATCGCTATCAGATAAAAGAGGGAATCTTACATTTATATTAGATCCGAGTGTTGGAATAATAATGTCATAATAATTGCCATCATCAAAATCATATAATTGCATATTTACAATTTCGGCGCTATCGATATGCGCATGGTGTAAAGTTTTATCATCTAAGGTTTGTACACCATTAGTGACGATCACATCACCACTAATATCAGGGAATTTAATAAGTCTATCAGCAGTTGGATCAGTTACTCGTATTTCAGTTTCGAATGCATCAGGTGTAGGTCCTTCAAAAGTAATTGAAGAATCGCCAATTGTAACGCCATTTGATAGAGCTGTACCACTACCAAAAGTAGAATAAATCTCATCAAAGTTAGCATTGATCTTTTGACCAGC